GCACAAGCAGGAAACGCAGGTAAGTTTGTCACAACTGATGGCACTAATGCAAGTTGGGCAGAGCTTGTTATTCCATCTTATTTATTAATGGCTCAAGGGATAATTTAATATGTCAACTACAGCACAATATGCCTCAACTCCCGTATTTGGAGCGGCACTACTAACAACAGCAGATACTTCATTGACTGCACCTACCACAGTTGGAACAGTTTTAACGGCTGGTTCAAGTGGAACTCGTATTGATTTTATAGAAGTCATGGGTGTAGCAACTACCGTTTCTGGCATAGTTAATTTGTTTATTTACGATGGAACAACCTATCATTTATGGCAACAAATACCAATCATTCCTGTAACTGTAAGCACTACTGCAACATCATTTACTTCAACAATCTCAACTAACAACACGCCAAACAATTTACCGATGATTATACCTACTGGATATTCATTAAGAGCAACAACAACTATTGCCCAAACTGGCGTAAAAGTTATTGCTTACGGAGGTAACTTCTAATGAATAAAGGCTCTTATGGATATCCTTTACCGCCTAATGGTTTTGTTCGTGTTGCTCCTGCACAATGGAGGCAATATAAATTAATCACTACAACTACATCAACCGAAACTGTCCCTCAAAATGTATTTCAAATAGGCGTTGCAGTGTTTGGCGGTGGTGCAAATGCTTCTGGTAGTTACGCCGGTGGCGGAGGTGGGGGCTTTGCTTTTGGTATTGTTGATGTAATTCCTGGTCAATTACTGCCAACAATTACTATTGGGGCAACAGCAGGTACATCATCATTTGGAACTATCTTATCGGCAACAGGTGGCACAGGTTCATCAGGTGGAACTGGGTCTGGATCATCAATGTTGCGTGGGTTTATGACAGCTTCTGGTGGTTCTGGTGGTGGTGGTAATGCTCCTGGTGGTTTTGGTGGTGGTGGTGCAGCAGGTTCTTTTTATGGAAATGGAGGGAGTGGCGGCATTGCCAATAGTGGAACTACATCATATGCAGGTGGCGGCGGACTAGGAGGAGGCAACGGTGGATTAACAGCAGCATCACAATATGGCGGTGGCGGTGGAGTTGGGTTCGCTGGTGGTGCTGGTGCATCAGCTGGCGGCGGTGGTGGTACGGCATCTGCGGGATCAAGCAACGCAGGTGGACAAGGTATTGCAGGATTAGGAGGAAATTCAACAATACAAGCCACAAGCACTAATATAATTTCGCCATTTTTACAACTAATTACCAAATCATTAGGCGGAGGTGGAGGTGGTACTGCTACTGCAACAGCAAATGGCGCTGTTGGAGGTGGTGGAGGTGGTACTGCTACTGCTGGTGGTGCTGGAGGGTTCGGTGGCGGAGGTGGAGGTGGTACTGCTGGTGGTACTGGAGGGTTCGGTGGTGGTGGTGGCGCTGCTGCTGGTGCTGGTGCTGATGGAGGGTTCGGTGGCGGAGGTGGTAAGGGTTCTGGTGGTGCTGGTGCTGGTGGAACAGGCGCAGTAGTTCTTTATTGGACAGAAGGTTACTAAAATGACAAATTATGCAAGAAATGTTAATGACGTAGCTGTTGATGTAACAACTACTGACCCAACCACTATTTACTATCCAACGGTTGCCGCTGAGTTTATTGCTGTCCCAGCAGATGTTGAAAATGGATGGATATACGATGAGGCTACTAAGAAGTGGAGTGCGCCTCCACCTCCTCCTGTGCCTCCAACACCTGTGCCTGTGCCTCCGATAGTAACAGCAGTGCAGTTTATGATGTTGTTCTACCCACAAGAACAGGCGTACATTCAAAACTCAACTGATCCTATAGTTAAAGTGTTTTGGACTCGTTTTCAAGATATTAGAGTGACTGAAGTTAATCTTGCATTAGATTCTATGAGTCAAACTCTGGATTATTTATCAGCAACTAATGTTGAGCCAGCTTTAACGCCTCCAGCTCCTTATTTGGCGGCAGGTAGAAAAGCTCAAATATTGACAGGCAAGGCTATATAAATGCCTTTAGTTAAGGTAAAAGGAACTGGACAGATAGGTCTTAATCGTGACTTATCGCAAGCTGAGTTACCGATTAACGCATGGTCTGACTGCCAGAATGTTAGGTTCCTAGACGGATATGCGTATCAGTTCTTAGGGCATGGTGAGGTTTATAACTCGCCTAGCTTTGCACCTCAGCATGTTATTCCCTGTAATGTTGCTGGCAATCGTTTCTGGGTGTATGCCACCGCAGGTAAGCAGTATGCTGTCACCATTGTTGCTGGTGTAGCAGTACACTATGACATAACGCATTTGACTGCGCGAACTGGTGTGGTTAATCAGTGGACAAGCACCTTGTTATCCGGTGTTCCTATCTTCAATGCAGGTGACACGTTGACCGTGCCTATGGCTTGGAGCCTCAACACGGCTAATAAGTTTGTAGATTTAACGAACTGGCCAGCGTCTACTTACTGTAAGTCAATCAAGGCGTTTAAGAACTACCTAATCGCTCTTAATATCACCAAGGGATCGACAAATTACCCGTTCATGGTGAAGTGGTCACATCCTGCTGATCCCGGTGGCTTACCATCAAGTTGGAACGAGGCTGATGCAACCAAGCAGGCCGGTGAAGCTGATCTTGCCGAGGGTTACGATCCGATCATTGACGGTATGCAACTGCGCGACTCCTTTATGATCTATAAAGAGAATAGTTGCTGGCGTATGGACTTCATCGGCGGCAATTACATCTTTAAGTTCAGTAAAGTGCTGGGTAAGTCCGGTGCAATGAATCGTAACTGTATCGCCGATATTGATGGCTATCATGTGGTATTGACGCAAAATGACGTAATTATTCATGACGGTAATTCTGCAACATCCATATTGGATAAAGCTACCAGACGTTCGTTATTTCAGTCTATTGACGTTGATAATTATCAGAAAGCGTTTGTTTTTGCTAATCCGTTCTTTAACGAAGTCTATATATGTTATCCGCAGATTGGTTCGAGTAGCTGTGATAAGGCAATTATCTATAACTATGTTGATAAAACGGTATCAGCCAGAGACATGCCGAATGTTAATCATGCTACCTATGGTCCGGTTGATAATGGCTTAATCGGTAACTGGGCGCAAGACTCTGCACCTTGGGATTCAGATTTAACCAAATGGAATGGACCAGACTTTGTGCCGACAGCGGCAAGAGTCATCATGGGTAGCAATAACACCAAACTCTATATGTTAGATGCTTCAGCCTCATTTGATGGCGTAATACCAAGTGCTTATCTTGAGCGTAGAGGATTGTCATTTGATGCCTCAGAGACATTAAAGTTAATCAGAGGTATTAGGCCACGCATAGTAGGCAACACTGGGCAAACGGTATTAATACAAATAGGCAGTCAGACTGATCCGTTCCTTGAACCTGTATGGGGTCCAGTGATGACCCATACCATAGGTAGTACGATTGCTAATGATTGCCTAGTATCAGGCCGATATATTGCTATCCGCTTTATGACCGGAACAGCATATCAGTGGCGTTTAGACTCGTATGATGTAGATGTAAATCCAATGGGAGGCTGGTAATGGCTGGATTGTTAGATTGGTTATCGCAACAAAAAGATTCAGCGATGAGCGACTATGCAGGGCTAATGGATAATTATCCTAATGCTCAGAAATTTGGTAATGGGCTAATCAATAACATATCTCAGCATATTCCCAGTAATGAGGACTTTCATTCACCGCATAAGATGGGTGAAAGGAGTATGGAGATGGCTATGAACGCACCGATGGGGTTGACCTCTCTTAGCAATTCGGCAATGAATAAAATAATAAAAGCGCTAGAGTCTAGTAACAAATCAACTGCACCTAAAATTCCAACTGGAAATGTTTTTAACAATAGTTTAGGTGAGATTCCATTAGAAACCAGAATAAAAGCCGATGATTATTTTTCTAACAGCAATCATCCGCAACCAATTAATATTTCGGATATTATTCCTACTCAAAAAAATATCACCTTAAATAATCTTAAGGGCGTTAATAATATTGAAGAACCAGTTAATGCCGTTATGATCAATGGAAAGTATTATTTAACTGATGGTCATCATAGGGTGTCTCTTGCTAATTTGAATAATGAAACAAATATTTTAGGAAAAGTTTTTAATGCAAGCACTCAATAGCAATTCAGTATTCTACGCTCCAGCACCGATACCCACTGATAGTCAGTATCTAACGCAGTACATCGCTAATGAATTAATGGCGATACAGTCGGCTATTAATGCGCTTGCAGCAGGGCA